CGAATCCACCAGCCACCGACGTTTTCGGGGATGACTTGCTCGGCAACAATGATGTTGGGATTGGCTGGGTCCACGCTCAGTTGGTTCAACGGGGCACGACGACGCTCGTTGATTAGGTGTGTCTGTTGCTCGCTGGGGATTGGGTCGGTGTCGTTGGCATCACCGACGCCCATCTGCGTGAATGTCCAGGGAATGCCCAGGGCGTCCGCGTTGGCCTGTTTGGCTTTGCCGATAGCGGTGAGGATGGCGAAAAACTGGCTGTTTTGGTCTGTCATGGGTAGATGTCCATGGTGTCGATCTGGTGTTCACGGCCGCCCTGGTGGATGTAGCCCGTGACCTCGATGTCTCGCTGTGTGGGTGGGTAGATATCAATCTCGTCGCCCTCGGTGATGCAGGCGCCGATATGAACTGAACCGGTGGTTTCCAGGCTGATGGCGAGCCCGGTGAGGTGGCGTGTCAGGGGCTTGGCGTCGTCGATCAACCAGGTGAGTTCCTGGTACATCTCTTCGGTGATACCGGTGTCGAGCACGCCGACCTTGAGCCTGAAGGTGGCCCGAGGGCCGACCGGAACGGTCTGCCACCATTCGATGATTTCAATCAGATAGCCGAGCGGTTCAACGACGCGGCGCAGTGACCCGATGGTGCCCTTGCGCGAGTGGATGTAGTACGCGCTACGGATGGCGGTGCGTTTGGCCGCTTCGGGCCATTTGCTGTCCCAGCGGTCCACGGAGAAGGCCCAGGCCAGGTAGGGCAAAAGGGGCAGCGGGCAAAGGTCGGGGTTGTACAGTGTTCGCAACGGAATCGGCACACGCTGGATCTGGGCCAGCGCCTGCGCCGCTTGACGCTCCAACGGCGTCGAATTGCCTGGAAGAAGGGGAGCGTTTGCCATCATTCGACCCCCAGCGCCAAATCGACGGCTGTGCAGTATGGGGCTTGGTACTTCGTAGCTACGATGTCCGCCCAGTTCTCCAGCACGACCTTACGCACCCCCTCGACGTGCAGCGAGGCATGGATAATGGATTCCGAAACCTCCAAGCCCAGGCGGCGCCGTTGATGCACGAAAGCCAGCAACTGCGCATTGGCGGCCGCGAGAATCAACTCGCTCTCAGGGCCGGACGTCGAGAGAAACAGCTTGGCCTTGACCTGGTAGTTGATGACCTGGGCGCTTTGCACGGTGAGCCGATCCGCGACAGGGCGGCGGTCGTCGTCGCTGAGGTAGGCATTGACCTTTGCCAGCAGCGCGGGCGAGGCGGTGCCGTCGCCCAGGATCGATTGCACAGTCACTACCGCCTCGGCCGGGGCGGGACTCTCGGCAGTGGCGTCGGCCACCTGGCCGTCAGCAGAGCGCGCATGAAAGATGTAACTGTTACGCGGGCCGGCAGTGCTGAGGCCTTCCCACGCCATTTGAGCCCGCTCCCGCAGGCTGTCGTCGCTCTCCATCAGCAACGGAACTGGCGGCACGGCCGAGGGCTTGGCGGCCTGAATGACTAGCCGCTTGACGTTGAAGTTGCCGGCCAGGTTCTCCAGGTCGCTGCCCTTGGCGAGGGCCAGCATGTTGGCGACAGACGCCTCATTGACGCGCTGGCGCCACACCGTTTCGCGGTAGGCGTTCTCCTGGAGCAATTTGGTCAGGGGCTCGGATTCCAGCTCAAGCCGTGCAGCGATCTCAGCTTGTTCCTCGACCGGCCAGAGGCCGATGGCGTAGGCCTTGCGCTCGGCGAGGATCTGTTCGTAATCGACCTGTTCAACGACCTCGGGCGCGGGGAGCTGGCCCAGGTCAATCGCGACGAATGAGTTCATGCGCTACCCCCCAAGTTCAGAGGCACGCTCAGACTCAGCGGCTCGTTGCTATCGACGATGCTGCCCTCGATATCCAACGAGGATTGACCTTGCAGCGTGGCGCCCTGGAACTGCACGCGGCTCAGGCTGATACGCGGCTCCCAGCGCATCAGCGCCATAACGGTGGCCGCGTACACCTGCAAGCGTGTGATGTCGTTGAAAGGGTGGTCTACCAACTCGGGCACCAGGCTGCCGTATTCGCGTCGCATGACTCGGGTACCAATGCGCGTGCTGAGGATGTCGCTCATGGATTGGGCGATGCTTTCCACGGTGCTGATGGCGGCGCCGGTGTGTCGGTTCATTCCGGTTTCCCCGTCTTGCCGCTGCCAGGCATGACGCCGCCGTGCGGGTGGTTTACCAGGCTGATGCCGGCGGCTATCACGTCTACCGACACGGTGACCTTACCGGTGACTTTCTGGTCACCGGTCTGGGTGTAATCGCCCTGGTGCGTGATGTTGCCGACGATGTTGATGCCGCCGGTGCTGACCAGGTTGGTGGTGCCGCCATCGGTGAGTGTGGCGTTGAGGTGGTGAGCGACGCTGTCGTACTCGATCACCGTGCCGTCACGGTAAGTGAAACGATGCAGGCCTTCGCGGTCGCCGTTGGCAGGGATCTGGTCGCTGAAAAGGCCGGTCAGGACAACGCCGTTACCGAGTTGGCCCGAGGGGCTGAAGAGCAGAACTTGTTCATTGACGGTGGGCGGGTTCCATTCCCTGTCGGCACCGGCCCGCAGGGCGATCCACGGCAGCCAGGCAGTGGTCAGGGTTCCGGTTTTGACCTGCACACGCGGAGGCTGCATCTGGACGGCAGCGATGGTGCCGAAGCGGATGAGGTTTTCGATCAGGCGGGCTAGGGTGGCTAAGTCATTCATGGCGCCGATGGTGGCGCCACGCGGGCGCAAGCGCAGCTTTGTCAACTTGTAGCAAGCCTGGTTACAGTCCAGTAATGTGCTGCTGTGGCGGAAGGGTTAACCATTTTCAACGGTTCAGAATCAAAGGAATGTAAATGAAATATATCTCACCATCTATTGAAGAAACTGCATTCAACTGTCCGCACTGCGGGGCACTGGCAAAACAGTTTTGGTCGAATGTGTTTGTTGACGGTTATTCCGAAGATAAGCCGCGCCCTAGACTTATAGATAAGGCTTTTCTCGATGGGTTGGATCTTAGCGATATCAAGGATGTTGCTGAGCGAGAAGAGCTTTTTTCTTGGTTTACACGGATGGCAGAAGGCGCCCCGTTTATCGATGTTAAAAATGATAGCGTATATTTGAGACGCCAGATTAGAAATTGCAATATCAGCAACTGCTTTAACTGTAGCAAAATCTCAATTTGGCTCTATGATAAATTAATTTATCCTGTTATTGGTAATGTTGTTCCTGCTAATCCTGATATGTCTGATGATATTAGACGTGATTATGAAGAGGCTGGAGCAATTCTAAACCAATCACCTCGTGGTGCTGCGGCACTCTTAAGACTTGCCATTCAGAAGCTTTGCAAGGAGCTGGGGCAGCCTGGGGAAAATATTAACGAGGATATTAAATCGCTCGTTGCAGCTGGATTGGATGCAAGAGTCCAGCAATCGCTTGACGCCGTGCGCGTGATTGGTAACTCAGCTGTCCATCCTGGGAAAATTGATATTCGGGATGATCGTGCAACTGCTGAAGCTCTATTCAAGCTTCTTAACTTGATTGTTGATAAGACAATTTCCGAACCTAAGCACATCAAAGAAATATATGAATCCTTGCCTGAGAGCCTCCGGGAGGCAATTGCTAAGCGCGATACTCCTAAATCATGAGTTGCTTGTGAAATGTGCCAAGAGGCCGTCGCGGATCAAATCTATATCCGCGTCGATGAAGCCAAGTATCTCTCTTTGTTCGTACCGCACATCCGGTGCATCACGTTCGGCCCTGTCCTTCAAGCCGTACTGGTGCACCCTGGCTATTCGGGCAATCCGTCCTGTAAACCCGACGCTAATATTGTTTCCGTCGCCTTTGACTTTCAAAAAGCTCGCCGTGCGCAGTTTTTGAAACATCTGCACCTTTCGCTTCACCCGCCCTTGTTTCCCCCGCAGATTGCGCTGCTTACGCGGCGCGTATTTGCTGCCATCCGGGTTGCGCTGGGCAATGATTCGCTGTTGCTGGCTGCGCCGTAGGGTCTGACCAATGCTGCGAGCCAGTTTGTTGCGCGATGTCGGTTCCAGCTGTCCCAGCAGGCCAGCTGCCCAATCCTCCAGCGTTTCCAATCGATTGGTCACTTCGGTACGACCCATTCACTGCCGGTGCCTTGGGCACCAGGTATCCACGCCGGGTCGAGGAATGCGGCCACCTGCTTAGGTTCGCCAGGATGATGGATGGTGGTATTGCCGTCGGCGTCTTTCCCCACAACCACACGCTCAGTTAGCGGCAGCGTCAGGCTCAGGCCCACCTTGCTGTTGTCCAGGATGTCGGCCTCGAACTGGATACCTTCGGCGGACTTGTTCAGGTTCTCCAGCAGCTCGGACTGGTTCACGCTCAGCCAGCCCAGCAGTGGCAACATGACGCTGTCGGGGTGACCGGCGTAGTCGGTGAGGATGACCTGTAAATCAAAGCTGTATTCGAACGATAACGAGGCAGCCGCAGTGCAGCGGATTTTGCCGTTGTCGATGAAGATCAGCAGCCGGTCGGGGTTGTGCTTGAGTTCGGCCACTGTGCTCAGCAGATGGGCGCGCAGGCTTTCGGGTTTGTTCATGGGGCCGCCTGTTGATGTTTGAACACCATGTCTACCTGGCCGGCGCATTCCGCCCATGCAGCTTCGACGCGGTCCTGGTCGGTGAGCTGATCGCCGTTATTGAGTGGGCTTGTCGCCGGCAGGGTGCAGGGAACCACGGCCGGACAGCCACTGACGATAAGCGTCGGCACCGGTGAGGGCGGGGCGCTCGCGCAGCCGACGAGCAAGCTCAGGCAAAGGCTGGTCAGCCCAGTTGCGAAGGTCTTCGTTTTCACGTTTCAGCGCCTCGATGGTTTGCTCGCGCTTTGCCAGGCCCTGGCGCAGCTGATCCTGTTGGGTTCGCAAGGTAGCCTGAGCGATGCGCTCGTCGTTCAGGGTGTTTTGCAGCGTGCTGAGATTGGTGCGCAGCCTGTCAGCTTCATCGCGGGCGATTTTGATGTCCTTCCCCGCCAGCTCGGTGTTCTTCTCGGCCACGGTGATGCGTTGTTCCTGGCCCCAGATGAGCAGTGCCAGGGCGCCCAGCAGGGCGATGCCGTACAGCGCCTGGCGCAAGGTACTCATGCGCGGTACCAGCCCAGTTTGTTCATTTCTCCGACGTCCATGAGTTCCAGAGGCCCTCGCACGATCATCACTTGGCAACCCGACTTCATGCGGTTCAAGGCTTCCAGCAACAGCCTCATATCCTCCTGATCAGCATTTTCCGGCACCACCAACAGGTTGCCGTCCTGGACGTCCAGTTTGCGCACCGCTTCCAGATCGATCATGCCGCCACCTCCTGGCCGCAGCCGCACTCAGCGTGCCGCTCATAGGCGCGTTGGAGCTTGATGTCGTACAGGTTCCGATGGTAGTCCGGGCCGTTGTAGAGCTTGGCGAATTCGGCCCATTTACGGCCTTTCAATGCCTTATGCAGCACCGGGTCGGTCTGGATGAAACGCACGAAGGCGGCGAGCTGCTGAGACTCGCCTGCGCTCATGTCCTCGACGAATGCCTGCACGCTGGCATAGCCCAGGCGCTGCCAGTGAAAGCCCATGATCTGGAACGCGCCCCAAGAAGCGGATTCCAGCGCGGCGGTATCATCGATCAGGCGGGCATGGCTCAGGCGTTGGTGCTCAGCAGTGCCGCCGGCATAGCCGCCGGACTTCGGGTTGACGATGGCCGGATTGGCGGCGGCCAACTGGTCGGCGTGGCGCTTGAGTTCGTCGGGGTTGTCGCCTTCGTGGCGCGGCGTCGCGAGCTGGCGGTACATGATGTGCCGCTCGAATAGAATCACCGGCTTGCCATTCGCCAGGAAGCCCTTGCCCTTGGATTCAACCTCGTTGACGGCATAGACGCTTGCCAGCGGTACGTCGAGGATCTGCGCGGCCTTTACCAAGTCTTCGTTTTTCAACAGGAGCTGACAGTCACCGCCGCCCAGGCTGGCCTGGGTCTTTTCGCCGGCAACGCCATCGGCGACCAAACCGACTTTCAACTGATACGCCCGCACGGCGGCCTCGGTGGAATCGCCATAGTCGCCATCCACCATCAGTGCGGCGCCGTGGTCGTTCAGGTTTTTTTGCAGGATGCGCACCGCCTGGGAGCGGTCGCCGTGGCGAAGCGTCGTCATAGCTGTTCTACCTTGCGAGTGAAAAACTTCTTGGCAGCGGCGCGAGTCCCTTCGACCCCAAGCAAACCGATTACCCCACCGAAGAACGGTGCGGTTGAGGCGGGGATGCCGAGTAGTGCCAGGCCATGACTGGGGGCCAGTGCCAGGGCGCCGCAAAGGGGGGCCTCAACAGCCATCCGCCGCAAGGTGCCGCCGCCGTACATGATCCGTAGGGCGGCGATGGTCAGAGCCAGGATCCCCGCATAAAGGGCAGGCCAGTTCTGTTCGAGCCAGGCGGCGAGCCAGGCCCAGGTGTCGGGACGTTCAGGCATGCGCTTCATTCCGTAATCCAGGGTTGGTGGGTTCGTGGGCTCGTTGCAGGTTGATCAGTCCCATAGGTTCACCATCTGCCGCTGTGGCGCAGCCGCCTGGGCTTCTGGCATTTGCACAGGCAGGCCTTGGGGCAGGATCGGCCCGTAGTCGGCCAGGCCGGGGTTGGCTTCGAGCACTGCTTCGGTCACGCCGGCGGTGCGGCCGTAGTGACGCCAGCACAGGGCGTCAACGGTGTCGTTTTGGAAGGCGCGGACGGTGACGGGCATCAGATCAGCTCCACGGTGGTGCGGTTGATGCCGAGGAAGTCACGCACGGCCCAGCGCAGGTCGCGGCGGTAATCGTCGATGTTTGGCGTGAGATCTTCGGCGTTCTGGTTGCCGCTGTTGGTGGTGTCGTAGGAGCGGTAACGCTCACACACTTCGGCGCCGGTGGCGGCTTCGATGGCGCGGCGGTAGAGGTGCACCAGGACAGATACGTCATTGATTTTTTCGCCGGGAACGGCTGCCAGTTTGGCATGGCCTGCGGCCTGCTGGATGGCGCGCCATCCGCTCAGCTCGCGATTGACGCTGATGGCGGCGGCAACGGCGGCAGTTTCCAAACGTGGCGCGGTGACGCTGGCATCAATCCGCAGGGTGGCTCGCAGCTCGTCGAGATCAATCGAGGGCCAGAAGGCGTCGGTGTTGATATGGCCGCTGGCGACGGGGCCCCTGGCTACGAATCCGCTCATGGAACAGCACTCAAAAATAGGTCGCCGGTGGTCGGGGCTTCACGTTCAGGAGGAGCGGCCTGGCCGATCCGCCCCGAGCCGGCGGGGTGCGTGGGGACGCTCGGTTAGCCAGCAGGGCCGGCAAGTTTGTTGAGCTGGCGTTCGGCCCGCTCCAGATCTTTCTTGCCACCGCAGGCGTCGTGCAGGGCGATGGCTTTTTTCAGTAGATCCACACCGGCCTGGAGCTTGCCGGGTTGGCCCGGAGCCTCTTCGGTGATGCCTTCCAGCGTGGCGCGGCCCATGGCGAGAAACAGCTTGGCGCGGGCCTGGTCGGGCATGTCCTCGGCGTCGGTGAGTTCTGCGGTGCGGTGCAGGATTGCCAGGTCGAACGGTTCGCCAACCTTCTGAGCCTTGAAGGCTGCCGTCGCGACTTCCTCGGCTACCAGGCAGCCCAAGGTGCGGGCGAAGCGGTCGGGCATGACCATCTTGTGCTTCAGCACGTAGGTCGCGATGTCGAGGCCACCGGTGAAGTCGCCGGCATCGAAGCGCCAGACCATGACGGTGGTCAGTACCTCGTCCTGCGCGCCCTGGCCGCCTTCCAACACACCTTGCACGTAGGATTCATAGCTCGGCAGCAACTGGCGCTTGAGTTCGGCCCCTCGTTGCGCTTGGCTAGGTTCGGGTTGAGGTCGGTTTCGGTACCACCGCCCTGGAAACGCTGAATGCGGGCCTGGCGATCAAGCTGCCGATGCAGCAGATCGATCTCCTTGAAATCGCCGCCGGTCTTGTTGTCCTTGAGGATCAACTGCACCAAACGCGCTTCTAGGGCGCCGCCGATGCGCTCCACGTTGTCGGCCCGGTCCCACTCGTCGCGGGCCTTCCAGCTGTGTAGCGTTTTTTTCTTTTTCGCCCGTAGCCTCGGCAATCTC